GCAACTCAACAGACCGATTTCTGGTGTAAGTATGACGGGTTCGACGGGTACTACGAACAACTAAACAAAGATTAATATTATGAAGAACTTTAATAAATTATCATTAGCAGTATTAATAATGGGAGCTACTTTAATAGTGTTCTCGTTTATTCCAGATTTGGAAATTTGGCAAGACACTTTTCAGTATAAGATGTATGGTGAGTCGAAATGTTATCATGGCTTTGACGGAGGAAGTGTTACATGGGATCATTACCACTGGAATTACAAAGGTTGGTTGTGGTTCTTAACTGGATTCGCACTATTCATCATTCAAGTAGCTAGGGTGATCGTAATATTCAAAGACAAGGATTTCACGAAATAAAAATAACTTTCTAAAAGCGGTTAGGTTGGGTTACTGGAAACGGTAGCCCTTTTTTAATGTTAATAACTGATTAGATTTTAATCGTTAAATGTTTAGATTTTCGGCAAATACAAATTATTTTTGTAACTTGCAAAGCAAAAGAGAGATAAATGGCTAACATCTTCAAAAGAATGTATAACGCAGCGGTTAATAAATCGTCTATAGGTATGCGTTCTATAACCTCTTCAAACTCATTACAGTTAATTAACGGGTTCTTTTCTTTCGGAAAGGGTAAACACAACATGAAAGAGTATTTAGATGCCTACGGAAGTAACCCTTTAGTATTCATGGTTGTTAATAGGATTGCTACTACAAGTGCTTCAATTAAAAGAATAGCCGTTAACGAAGAAGGAGAGCCAATAGAAAACTCTCAAATACTAGACCTTCTTAATGATCCTAACCCAGAACAAAATAGAATAGAGTTCTACGAAGCGATAAACGAAAACCACGAAGCAACAGGGAACGCGTTTATTTGGCATATCCAAGGAATAGGAGCAGGAAACGAATTAAGAGTATTACCAAGCGATAAAGTAGAAATTATAACTAACACCAACGATACAGAAGTATTAAGATACGATTACTGCAAACCTGGAGGAACAACAGTTAAGATACCTAAAGAAGATATATTACATATCCACACTAACAACATGGTAGATACTGACGGTTCAGACGCTTACTACGGTCTTAGTCGTTTACAAGCTGCTTGGATTGTTGTTAAGTCTAGTACGGAGAAGTTCGGAGCAGAGGCGAGTATATTTAAAAATCGTGGTATTATCGGTATATTGACTAGTTCTAAAGATACTCCAATGTTGCCAAAGGAGCGCGAAAGACTACAAGAAGAGTTCGATTCTGAAGTAGGAGGGTCAGATAAGTACAACAAAATCAAGATTTCAACAAGTAATCTACAGTACATACAAACTGGAATGAGTCCAACAGACTTAAAGTTACTCGAAGGTATTGTATCTAGTATGCGTATTATAGCCTCTGTATATGGTCTTAGTTCTGTATTGTTTAACGATACTGCCAATTCAACTTATAACAACGTAAGCGAGGCTGAAAAGGCAAGTTATACAAACGTATTCATTCCACTAGGAAACAAGGTAGACGACAAGTTAAGCCAATATCTACAGGATAGATTAAAAGTAACAGAAAAGGTTATAATTGATTTAACATCTATTGAGGTAATTAAAGCCACTACTAATGAGGTTGCACAGGCTTTAGATTCGTTAAGTCCACTACTTGCAAACCGTATTACTGAATCAATGACAGAAGACGAGTTAAGAGCTGTAGTAGGATTGGACGAACTCGGAGACGGTGTACCAATTGGACGAGCAGGAACAGACGCAACAGTAAACGTAGAAGGATGAAAACGAAACTAGACACGGTTAAAGAGAAGATTGAAAAGATGCCTGATAGTACAGTAAAGGCTAAGATTCTAGAAGATATTAAGAAGAAGAAAGAACTTAAAACGATTACAAAATGAGCGTAATTAAAGCTATAGAGTTTCCAGATTTAGAGTTTAATACTAAAGAGGAATTATTTAAACACCTCAAGGGGAACAAGGATAGACTTATTGGTATTAAGAAAGCCCAGGTAAGACCGTCAGACAGTATACAAGTGTCTAAGGTTTCAGAGACAAAAGGTATAGATGTAGCTGAAGGTAAATCTTTACACGTTATAAACACTACTAAATACGTTGACTCACACAATGACGTTCATTTAGACGGTATTTGGAACAAATCAGTATCAGAGCAGAAAGGGAAAATATACTTTTTAGCGGATCATGATTTAAGTATGAAGAGTGTAATAGCTTATCCTAGTGACGTTGAAATGTCTTTAAAGATGTTTAATTGGTCTGACCTTGGAGCGGATTACGAAGGTAAAACACAGGCTTTATTATTTGAAGTTGATAAAAACGACATACAACTAGATTCAGCAAAGACAGTAATAGAGAAAGGAATAGATATACAACATAGTGTTAGAATGCAATATGTTGATATAAAACTAGCTGTAAACTCTGATAGTGAAGATTTAGCACAGGAAAAAATTCAATGGGATTCTACTATAGATTCTATAGCTAATAAAGGTGTAGCTTTTGAAAGGGGCTATTACTGGACAGTATCAGAAGCAAAGATATTTAAAGAGGGTTCAATGGTGTTAGCAGGTTCTAACGATGTTACACCAATGATACTATCTAAAGACATTTCGTCGTCATTGGACGCGAATAATAACGAGCCGTCTAACGACACTCAAAACAAGAATAATAACGATGATTTATTAACACAATTTATTTAAAAATGAAAACAATTGTAAAGTACCTAGAAGAACTAGGACACACAATGGAGCAATTCAAAGAAATGTCTCCAGAGGACAGAATGAAAATCTACAACGATTTGAATGAGTCTAACAGTAAAGCGTTCGAAGCGTTACAAAATGATGTAAACACTTCTAAAGAATCACTAGAGCAAGCACAAAAAGACCACGCTAAAGCTCAAGCTGAAGAGATTAAAACGGTTTTTGAAGCTATGAAAGAAATTTCTAAGACTCAAAAAGAACAGGGTATTGCATTGGCAAAACAAATCACAGAAGCTAGCGGAGGTTCTAACGGAGGTTCTTTAGCTAAAGAGATTGTAGAGAACAAAGACACTCTTAAAGCTATTGCTAAGGGAGAAAACGGAACAGTAGAACTTAAAGCAACAACAGTTCGTGCAAACATTACTAACAACGAACAAGCACAAGACTTAACGACTATTGGGCAGCTTGCAACGGGTAGAATGAGAGCTATTGACTTATTCCCTACAATCACAATGGGTAATAACGATAACGGAACAGTACGTTACTACGATTGGGATGAAGCAACAACGGTTCGTGCAGCGGCAATGCTTGCAGAGGGTGACACATTCCCTGAATCAACGGCTAAATGGGAAAAGTTTTCTATTGATCTTAAAAAGATTGGTGATTCTTTACCAGTTACAGAAGAGTTTTTTGAAGATGAAGCAATGTTTGCAGCAGAATTAGCAATGTTCCTACGTTTGAATGTTGACTTAGTAGCAAACGACCAAGTAATTAACGGAGACGGTACAGGTAATAACCTTACTGGTTTAGTAACTTCTTCCCCTGCTTACGTTCCTGTAGCTTCTGGTATCTCTGACGCTTCTATTTATGATTTAATCGTAAAGGTAAAAGAGGACATTGAAACAGACCAGGACGCGAAATACATGGCTAACTTTGCTCTAATGAACATTGCAGACGTTAACTTAATGAAGTTGAAGAAGGACGCAAACGAAAACTATATCATGCCTCCATTCGTTGACCGTTCAGGAAACGTTGTAGATGGTATTACTATTGTTGTAGATAACAAAGTAGCTGCTAATACAATGATTATGGGAGATTCTAGATTTGGTAGAAAATACGAAAAGAACGGAGTACAACTCTCTAGAGGTGTTGTTAACGCTCAATTCGTAGAAGATACTGAAACTTTGAAAGTTCGTAAGCGTATGTTATTGTTAGTTCGTAACGTAGACCAAACAGGATTCAGAAAAGTAACTTCTATTTCTGCTGCATTAACTACATTAGCATCGTAATATGAAGACTGTAATTTTTACAAAGGACTTTGCTAATCGTAAAAAGGACGACGAATTTACTTGTGATAGTATGTTAGCGTCTCGCCTTGTGCATAAAGACAAGGTTGCAAAGTATAAAACCGCAGCAAAAAAGAAAACAGTAAAAAAGAAAGAACAATAACTTAAATTAAATAGTTAGATGGCAATTCTACAAGAATCAGACTTTGAAAGCGGGCGTTTTGAACTCCCAACTAACACATATCAAGAACAATCCTTAACAGATTACATTGATAGAGTGGAGGCATACTACTTGCCTAGATTGTTTGGCGTAGAGTTGTACGACTTATTTATAGCAGATTTAAGCGTGGGAACACCTCAGACACCGAGTGACCCGCGCTTTATTAAAGTTTTCGACCCTTTTAACGATCAAACCGACGATGTTTTTACACAGTCTGAAGGAATGAAAGTTATGTTACAAGGGTTAGTTTATTATTTATTTATCAGAGACAGAATAACGGTAGTAACTACTGACGGTATACAGAATACTGCAAGTGAAAACGCTACACCTGTTACTGGTATAGGGCATGACTTAAACTCTAGGTACAACGAGTCAATCGAGACTTACAAGGTTATTCAAAACTATATGTTATGCGTAGACCCTGACATGTACCCAGAGTTTGAAGGTATCAACGAACGATTTAACCACGTATATTAATGAGCAATTTAGTAGACATAGTACAAGGTATTATAAACCAGATAGACACATCTATAGAGGTGCAGTCTACAGACGGTGTACGTATCAACGTGTGTTCTACTTTGTGGATTAGCACAGATAAACGTGTAGAAGATGGTTTAGGGAATGTATACAAAGTAACTGATTTTCTACAAGACACCTGGATAGATGTAACACCTTTAAACGGTTCGCCTATCTTCGGAGGTTCTGTAGTGATTGCACCTAGTATAACGTTCTTACATGGTAGCCCTTCAAGTACTAACAACGAATATCTACAAATCAGCAAACGTACGCGAGAGAAGACACCATTTATTTGGTTATTAGAGTCGTACGAGTATGTAGACCAAGGATTAGAAAGTTCTATCGAGGCTGCTTTTGATGCTCGTTTATTCTTTATGGATGAAACGAACGTTAAAAAGTGGATCAACGACGAACATAACACGAGAGCTATTAAGCCAATGGAGAATCTAGTAAAAGCGTTTAAGGACGTAATAGACAACGACTATTCATTTAAGCGTATGAGTTCATTTAGAAATCGTGTTAGACCTAGATTTGGTGTAGAGATTTCGAATCAAGGAAGTAAGAGTAAAATAATAAACGAAGATTTAAGCGGTGTAGAGGTTAATATGACTATCGAGCTATACGATTTAAGTATTTGTAATTGTTAAACAAAATTAAAAACAAAAAAAATGAGTTCAGGAATTTGCAGTTGTGCTTCACCTACCTTCGGTAACATGGGGCGCGTTAACTGCGTAATAGAAATGAAAACTGTAGCATTTCCAATCGTTGTACCTCGTTTCGACGAGAACGGAGTAAGAAATGTTATTGATACATCTAGTGCAACATTAGGGGCTGACATTCAAGCGTTGTTGCTTGCGTCACTTAATACGCAGTCTAGAATCTACCCATTCCCAAGAGTAGAGAATGTAACATGGGAAAGAACAGACACTGTATTTGATACAGCGCCAAGTACACGTAAATATAAAATTGACGGAGTTGGTGGAGTTTATACACTAGGTTTCGAAACTTGGGCAAAAGATGCAGTGATGCAAATTATGCGTGAGGCTTTAAAATTCGGTTGTTCAGAGTTCGACGTATTCTTAGCTACTATCGACGGTAACTTATGGGGTATTAAAGATGCTGTAACAGATACAGACCTTAGAGGATATGAAGTAAGTGCGGAGACGTTCGATAGCTTTATCCAATTTGCTACTGATACAACAGTGCAAAAGGGAATGTTCTCAATGGATTTAGATAACGCAGAATGTGTAGAGAACTCTTACGCTATCTTAGCTGAAGAAATGACATCAACAGGAGGTGTAAAATCTACAGCGTTAACAGGTAACGTTTCAGGGTATCAAACAGCATCGGCGGTTACTAATACATCTTGTCAATCAGTTGTATTCACTGGCTTCGGTTCAGCAGGAGACTTAGACGACGTAACAGGATTGGTAGTAGGTGATTTCACAGTAGAGAACACAGATACTCCAGGTGGTGACATTGCGGTATCTCTTGTAGAATCTCCAGAGGGTACGTACGTTATTACTACTTCAGCAATGACAGCGACAGAAAATTATAAAATCACTTGTACTAAAGCGGGTTACGACATTGCAGACGGTACATTTGTAGCAGTATAATTATGAGCAAGTCAACAATTACCCAAGGCGAAGCACGTTTTAGTAAACAATGGCTTTTGAGCGTAACCGAAAAACACGCCATTAAAGTACTAACAGCGGGTGGACATAAAAAAGGGTCTATTGTAAAAGCATGGAAGATTGCACACGGTTTAACAGTTCCAGACTATATTAAAGCAGAGGACGAAGCGAAACCAAAGCGCAAACGGACGACAAAGAAAAAAGAAGATAGCGACAGTTGATAGAGTCGTTAATTTATTGGAAACCCCTTGTATTAATGCAGGGGGTTTTTTATTAAAACTAGATTATGTTTCCTGTATTAGATAGACTTTTCGAAAATGCACAGACCTTGAGCGAGAGGTTTGAACTTCGATTTGTTATCGACGAAGAGGTAAAACAGGAGATTATAAGACTAAATACAGAGGATCAATTATTCGACAAGGGTATAGACTCGTTAAACAAAACATTAGGTAACTATTCAAGAACATCGGTTACAAAGTACGGCAAAAGACCTGGACACATTCAACTGTATGATACGGGGGAATTTTACGAGAGCTTTACAATATACGTAACGAACGATCAAATAGTAATAGTTGCAGACACATTAAAAGAAGACACAGACTTAGCCCAAAGATACGGTTTAGATATACTTGGACTAACTGAAGAGAATATAGATAAGTTAATTAGAGAATACATTTTAGAGAACTATTTCGAATACATTTTACATGGGTTATTACGATAACATAGAAGATTTACCATTAAAGAACTGGAGAAAGATAACCGAGAAAGGCGATTTAACCTTTACTCGTAAGGATATTTCTAAGGGAACGGTAAAAGAGGACATAGCCCACGACGAACTAATACAGAATAGTTATATAGAAGAATTTGGATTCACTAAAGAGTATTTAAGAATACAAGAGATAAGAACCGATATAGCCCTTTTAGAATGTGACATGGTAATAGAAGACGATAACTTCTTAAAGAACCGTATAAAACGCTTAAAACGCGAATTAGAGGAACTACAGGTGCGCAATGTAGGTGGAGACTTCGACGAATGTATACATTATATAGAAGTTTGGCGTAAAATAGAGGTAGACGAGGAACGAATGAGTACTAAAAAGTTCTTTAAGTTGGTAAGAACGTATCAAAAAGAGATAGCAGAACGTAAAAAAGCTAGTTAATTATGGCGCAAAAGAGAATAGATAAGGATCAAATAGCGAGTAAAGACGTATTTAGTAACATCGAAAAGGGTGCATTAGATGCTAAAAAGACGGTTGATTTACTAGAAAAATCATTAGAAGCGGTTAAAAGTACGGCTAAAACTATAAAAGGTGGTTTGTCTGCTGCTGCACCTAAGAACGTTGCAGAAATGCGCGACTTTAACGAACTAACTAAGAAAGCCAACGCAACAGCACAAGCTAAGTTATCTATTGATAAGAAACTATTAGTAGAGAAAGAACGACTACTAAACGCAAATAGAGAGCTTAAAAAAGAGGCTAAAGACGAAGCTATCTTAGCACAAAAGAACCTTGGTACTCTAGAGAAAGCACGAGTACAAAATAGAAAGCTACGTAGAGAGCGCGAAAAACTAAACCTAGCAACTAAAGAAGGTAACTTACGATTAAAAGTAATTAACAAAACTATAGACCGAAACAATGTAATAATTGAGCGTAACAGCGACAAGATGAAGAAACAACGACTTTCGATAGGTCGTTACGGTAAAGCGGTTTCTGGTCTTAGACGTAGGTTAATTGGTTTAGGTTCTGCTTTCGGTGTAGGTTTTGGAGCTATGGAGCTTATAGGATTGGGTAGAGATTCTGTTACAGCGTTTAGAGAGCAAGAGAAAGCAATAGCACAAGTAGAAGCGGGGTTAAAATCAACAGGAAACCAAGCGGGTAGAACATCAAAACAACTACAAGACGCAGCAAGCGCACTACAAAAGAAGACGATATTCGGAGACGAGCAGATATTACAAGACGCAACAGCGCAATTATTAACGTTTACAAATATATCGGGGGAGCAATTCGATAGAACTCAAGAAGCTGCATTAGATTTAGCTACTAGACTTGATGGTGATTTAAAAAGTGCATCTATTCAATTAGGTAAGGCTTTAAATGATCCTGTAGCTAATCTATCAGCTTTAAGTCGTTCAGGTATTCAGTTTAGCGAAGACCAAAAGAAAGTTATTAAGTCATTAACTGAAAGTGGTAGACTAGCAGAGGCGCAAACGTTAATACTTGATGAACTTAACAAGCAGTATGGAGGTTCGGCAGAGGCAGCAGCAGCAGCAGACGGAGGTATAACACAATTAAAGAACGCTATAGGTGATGCTAAAGAGAAGTTTGGAGAGTTAATAGTAGAGGCTTTAGAACCAACTATTAAGTCACTTAAAGAGTTTTTCGAAAACCTAACCGAAGAAGATATAAAACGATTCTTAGGAACGCTAAAAACACTAGGTAAGACGTTAGTATTTATAGGTAAGACGTTCTTAATATATAAAGCTCGTTTAATAGCTATTAATACCGCACAAAAACTGTTTGGTACAGAGACAGGTAAAATGAATGTTAGCCTAAAGAATTTAGGTAAAAACATTAAACAAGGTACTTCAGGGCTTAAAGGTATGGGGTCTGCCTTAAAGAGTATAGGATGGGCAGCAGCTATTAGTTTTGCTATTGACTTTGCTAAAGAATTGGTTAGGGTTGCGAGTGGAGCAGCAGCAGTACAAGCGCAATTAGCAGCCATTGCAAGAGGTCGTGAAGAGGGCGCGAAATCAGTAGAGAAATTCAGCCAAACAAGACAAGAAGCCTTACAGAAAGAAATAAACGCTATTAGGTTGTTAAACCTAGAAAGTAAAGAGGAACAAAAGAGAATTAAAGAGGCTACAGCAGAAGAAAATAAACGAGTATCTATAAAGATAGAGCAGATTAGAGCGTCTAAAATACGTCTACAACAGCGAAAAGAAGAGGCGAAACAGAGAGAACAAGAAGCTAAAAACAATGGAGAAGGAATAGTAAGACTAACGAAACTTAAAAATATTGTCTCTCAATTAGCCGAACAAGAAAACTTTAGAGGTGAGCAGTTAAAAGGACTTAGGTTATTCCAGGAGCAACTAAACCAATCTTTAATCGAGTCTGAGATAGCAGAAAAGAAGAACGCAAAAGCAATTGAGGAAACAACGAAAGCGACTAAATCAAAATCTGAAGCCATTAAAGAAGAGGTATCGTTACTTAGAGAGATTGAAGACGAGAGATTAAAACAAGTAGATAATGAATTCGCAAGAAGAAGACAAGAAGCACAACTAACAGCAGCTCGAAGAATTGAAGACCTGGAAGGTGTTGTAGCAGACGAAGCAGAGAAAGCAGCTTTAATAATAGAGATAAACAAAAACCTTAATAGTGAGTTAGACGATATTTGGAGCGAAAGAGTAGCAGCAGAGAAAGCAGCGGTAGACGAAATATTTAAAACTGTTGAAGATGGTATAATGGAGGATTTACCAGACTTAGTAGCTGAAGTATTCCCAGAACCAGAAGACGCAGAAAAACGAGCAAAAGAGTTAAAGGATATTATCGAGAAATTCGAAGACGAAGTATTAGACGGTTTAATCGAACGATCCAAAAAGAAACAATCTTTAATAGATGATGAAATAGCAAAAGAGCAAGAGTTAGTAGATGCATTACGTTCAAGTGCAGCAGAAGGTAACGCCATAGCTTCAGAGTCATTAGCTAGACAAGAACAATTGTTAGAAGAGAAGGAACGCCAAAAACGAGCAGAGGCAAAACAAGAGTTAATTTTAGAAGAGGCTAAAGCATTACTTAATATACTTAACAGCTTCTTAGACCAGGGCGATAATTTCGCAGAGGCTACAGCGAAGAGTATAGGTGCAAGCGGTATTATTAAAAAACTAATTGCAGGTACAGGATTCTCTAAGGGTGGTTATACTGGAGACGGTGGAAAGTATGAAGCAGCGGGAATAGTACATAAAGGAGAGTTCGTTATTGATAAGGAAACTACTTCTAAAATGGGTCTTAACGGTTCGTCAATGAATGAGTTTAAGGACAAGTTTGTACATGATGCTGTAATGTATGAGCAGCTTAAAGGTATCAACGCAATGAATACAGCGGAGAACTCATATAACCTAGATACAACGAACCTAGAGAATAAGTTAGACGATGTGAAGCAAGCAATTAACAACATACCACAAGTTAGTTTTAGCCCTCATATTATTAATGGAATGATAGACGGCATCGAGCGAAGTGTTAAAAAGGGTTCAGTAACTAATAAATTTATACACTTAAAGAAATGAATATAACGGGTTTCCCAGACAATATAGACCTTAATCCTGAAGGTTACAGAGAGCTAGCCTTTGTAAAGGAGTTTAGAAACATTCGTAGCGGTGTTAGTTTAAATGTAGACGAGTTTAGTTTAGTTCGTGAGGCATTAGTACGACTTAATGAATGGGTATACAACGAACAAGGAAGGTTCGAAAATGTACCCGTTACTATTACTTCAGACGGTGGTACGGTATACCCTTACTACTTAGACTTACAAACACTAACACTAGGACTAGATAGAGCGAGTGTAGGTATAGAGGCTCGAAAGTCTGACGGGCATTTTTTTAGTAATGCGGATGGTTTAACATTTGAGTACCTTCGTTATGCAGGGGGGCTACCTTCTACGGATTCTGTAGACGTTCCTTATTTAGTGATACCAGACAACATACAAGCACTATCAGTTATTACGAGTGTTACAGTACTTAGTTTATCGTATCAACTATACAATGCAGCTAAACAGATTGTTGACGTAGTTTCTGAAGCGTTTAACCCTCTTAACGTTGCTGTTTTTGTTGCTCAATTAGCAGCCTTAGTAGCTTTCTTTGCTATCACATTATTAGAACTTATACAAGCGGTACTGGATTTAAAAGAGTTGATATTCCCACAATTAAGAAGACTTAAAGCCTATAGAGACGTTGATTTAATTCGTCGAGGTTGTGAGTTCTTAGGATATACGTTAGATAGTACAGTGTTAGACTTAGAGTTACAATATATGTACACAATGGGCGTACCACTTGCAGAAGATGGTAAAAGTATATTTCAATCTTTTCTACCAACTACGGCTTCTGGTTTCTTCAATAAGGGTTATCCAACAGCACAAGACACAACCCCAACACTAGGAACATTAATAGACTTTTACTTAAATACTTTTAACCTTAGAATATTTGTATTTGACGGTGTAGTAAAGATTGAACGTAGATTAGACTTCATTAATTCGGCTAATGTAAATGTTATACCTACTCTATCAAACCAGGGCGCGCATACAGACGAATACAGCTTTAACGAGAATGATGTATGGGGCAGAACTTACGACCATTGGTTAGTTGATTATACAGACGTACACTCTCCAGATACAGACGACGGTATGAAGTCCGAGTATGTAACGACTCAAATAAACACATTAAACCCAGATTTAGTAAGGTTAACAGGACTCAAAGAGAATAGCGCACCATTCGCGTTAGGATCAAGGAAGAACGCCTTTACAGATATTGAATCTCAAATGTTACTATTATTCAATTTGTTCGATTCAGTTATTAACGTGTTTGGTGGTAATTCAAATACAGCCTCAACAGTTACAGAGAGATTAGGCGTATTAATGATTGAAAAGCAGTATTTTAGTGTAACTAAAAAGTTATGGGGGTTAGTAGATAGTAACACAAACGAACTTAGACAGACTTCGGATTATAAAACAAGGTTGTCAATGGACACTATTTATACTAACTTTAAGACTGATTTAGAAGTAAATAAGAATAATTTTGCAGAAAAGACTATAACAGTGCCATTTACAGACGATAATTTTACAAGTTTACTACAGAATAACTATGTTAATTATGATGGTTACGACGACCCTGTAGAGGTTGTTTCTTGTACTTGGTTTGATAGACAATATAAAGCAGAGTTAACAGTATTATTACCAGACGATAGCGCGTTTAATACTCAATCTATAAAAATAGCCTAATGAATAAAGAACAGTTAAAAGGTATTAATAATATGATGAAGGGCGTAAATAATGCTCTAAAGCAGTCTATAGCACAAATGCCACCAGAACAGCAAGCGGATTTCAATAAGTATCAACAGGATATTATGGGATCAATTCCTAGTTTAGACGAATTTATGAAAGGTGACAAGACAGCAGCACAAATGCAAAAAGAGATTAACGATTCTAACGAAAAGATTCGTAAGACTAATAAAGAAATGATAGATAAGTATGGCAATAATAGTAATAGATAAGGTAAATAAGAACGAAGCGGGAAACTCTGGTAGTGCGTTTGCTAACAACTCGTTAGACTTAATCGAAACTACTTACACTCTAGAGTTAGATACTAAGTTTAACATGAGTGTAGCTACACAAGTAGTTAAAAACGGTAATACTTTTACTCTAACTTCTGGAGATTGGAACACTTTAATAGGTGCTTTTAACGGTGCTGCTTGTGATTTCATCTTAAAAAAGAACGGTTCATCTACAAGTACTACAGTTAATTTTGTTAACGGTGCAGTAATGGAGTTAGCAAGTGACGGAGGTTATGCAGACGGAGCGTATAGTATAGGTTGGTTTCAAATTACAGACCCTATAGAAGAGTTTGTATTTGATATTAACTTAGTTAAAAATAGTGTTGCTACGGGTGTTAACTCTTTAATTGATGGTGAAGTAGTTCGTTTTAGTTCAGTTCTTGTTAATGCACTTACTATAAGCGGTCTAACAGATAGTTTTATACAACTAGGTAATAAGTCTGGAGGTTCACAATTTACTACTACAACAATAGAAAGAATTGCAGACGCTTCGAACGGAAACAAACAATACGAAGTAATAGTAGAATATAGAAACTGGCTTTGTATTAATAATACGCCTTATTCATCGGGTGAGGCTGTAGGAGACTACTACTTATTCAAAGCGTTAATGGTTTCGGGCGACCCTAACACTACTGTAATCGGTGAGTACTTCCAAACAGGTAATACAGGCTTCGAAGACGAGTCTTTTAATGGCTTCCCTAGTGCTTATACTTTTGATAGTATTGTATGGTTAGATGCTAGTGCAAATGTAATGGAGGCTTTCGACTACTCACAAACATCAACTTTTAACATAAATATACTAGGTAACTTTTCAGCCTCCGACGAGTTCAATATAAAAATGTTTACCATTCCTAACGATGGTAGCGAGTACAAGAACAGACCAAACCCAATAAATAACAACCTAATGTTAGCTGTTAATTCTGGTTTAATTCCAGATGCAACACCAACAAACGTAACAGGTAGTCTAAATGATGATGGTTCGGGGTTTGATTTACAAAACGTCGAATTTGTTGTTGATCCTGGAGTAGCTGTAGAAGTAACAGGAGAAGTCGTACCAAACGCTGCATTTACAACATTGTTCGAAGGTCGAGACGTAGCAGACAGAAAATATAGGTTATGGATTCAATGCGAAGATAACACAGCAACGTATAAAAGCTCGAACAGAGTAAACGTACTAGCAGACTATCAAGACGCTAAAGAAAATGTATTACCATTAGGTAAATGGTCTGGTATATCTACTCTAGAAATGGAAGACCATAACACAGATGTATACGCAGGAACTCCAGACCCTTATCTAGAAGATGATTCATTAGTGAATGTAGAATTTACACTCCCTAAATCAACTAGTAACGATTGGGAAAGTATCAAAGGACGTATAGTAGCTGAAAGACCAAGCGACGGGGTTAAGTTTACTATTGAAGAGTTTATATATAATATATCAGACTTACCACCATTAGCCGACGACACACTATCTATAGACTACACAGAGAATAGAGGTTTTAAACTTCCTGTTACAAGTGATAAGCATAACGTAAGTATTCAACGTTTCGTGAGTTTAGATACTGGTTCAGACTTCGGGGTGCAAATGAGATACCCATATATTAATCGTTATGAGTCATGGTTAAAACTACCACAGGCAAATGATGACTTTTTCGGACAAAAAACACAAAAATGGTTTCCTTATTCTGATAACGTTAATTGGCGTATTCAATTCGAAATAGGTTTAGAGACTAGCGGAGGTGGTGAGTATATCAATGAGTTGATTTTCGACTTACACGATTATAACGATTGGGGCGAGGCTATAGGTTCTTCTATTTCGTTTGAGCAGTTAGATAGCACACCAATTACAAAGCCTTACAGCGACGAAATAACTAAGGTAATATGCACACATGAACTAGATACAGAAGATTGGAACGGTAGCGAATGGGCTTTAATTCATGTTAGACCTGATAACGGTGCACCACAATGGTTAATTGGTTCTGTATTAGATTCTAGTGATAATAACAACCCCTTACAGCCACTTTCAGGAGAAACGAAAGGGAAACTAACAGTAGGAACTAAAGTACTTACTATAGAAGCTTTGTTTGATCCTTCGAAAATAGACACGTCAGGTAATGTAACATTTACCACTAGAGTAAACGGAGACACTACAAGCGGTCTACGAGCTAACATATATGAGGAAACATTTGAACTTGCAAAGAACCCTGTAATACCAACTCTTAGAGGTTTCGTAGAAACTGAAGAGGACAGAGGTTATAAGTCATGCTGTACACCTCAATTGGTGTTAGCGGATTTAAGTAACCCCGCTAGAAGCATGAACGATATAGCAGCGCCTAGAGCGTTTGGAGATTCTGTTACATTTAACCTAACTAAAGACGGTGTAGCAACTACATATACTCCAGTTTCGGTACAATTCCCTAACCAACCAGACGCATGGTACGCGAGTATTGAATGGAGAGACGTACTTACTTCAGACGGTGCAGGGTGTTACTCAATAGATATTGTATCTACTACAGCGGGTAATGTACAACCTTCTTTTAAGTGGGGTACTTACGACCTTAAACCATACTCGACAACAGACGCAAATGGGAATATTTACTACCACGGTAAGTATACAGCACGTATATTATCACAGTTCAACGATGTAAACGACAAAGACGGTATTAACTATACTGATTCTTTCCTTTTAGAGTCTGTTCGATTTAATGGTAAGTTTGGGTACTTCCAACCTAATACAGAGGTAGACAATGTAGAGTACTTAGACGGACGTATGGAGAAGGTAAAACGAGAGGACTTCTTCACATACGAACTACGTACTGCACTACTAACTAAATGTATAGTACCTACTATTTTAGCACACCTAAGAGGTGAGAATTCATGTTGGTTAAGTTCTTATAACTATGATGATTTCGACTACTTCGATTTAACGGATAAACCAGTCATTGTAAATGAGGGCGCGACTATTGAGCATATCGACGGATCAAGACAAGTTAAATTAGTAGCAAAGTTTGAAGATAAGATAAAGTCATGTCGCACACACTTCCAAGACAACCGACAAACGGCAGAAAACCAAACGCCACCACCTGCTAATATCGCCACTATTATAAGTAGTAGTACATCTAAATTAATTAAGACGGGTCAGACGGTTTCATACAGAACTGGAGACGATGGAGATTTAGAAGAAGGGCGCGAGGTTAGTTGGTTTGTTCTAAGTAATGCTAATGATTTTGGTAATGTATACAGATTCGGAGGTACTACAGGGGGATATACGGATGGTACAAGCTACTTTGATGTTAACGGTGTGGCGACTACTAAACTGTTAGCATTCCCTAACGATGTAATGTTAGATTGGAGTACTAAGCATATAGACGATACTGTATTAGCTTATTACTTTGGCGACCTTATGACTACTAGAGATTGGAATAACTCTATAGATTGGGCTTTAGCATTAGCTATAGATAGCAAATCAGATTGGAGGTTATCAAATTCTAGAGAAGCGTATAATATGATGTATTTCGGTATCGGGTTTGGTTTGGCACTAAACTATAGACCTTTAGAGTATAATACAGCTGCTAACTTTTGGACTAGCACAACATCAGCACAAGTAACAACGAATGCACACTATTTGCAAAACTCAGGATTTAGCACACCGTTTGCAGCTAAGACAATATCATTAAGAGGTATAGCAACTAGAAACTACACGTTAACAGAATTAGGACTATAAAAATAAATAATTATGACAGGAACATACGAATTCACACAAGACAAAATAACTATAATAGACCCTTCAATATTTAGTATTGATGAAGATAACGTAGCAATTAACAACACCGACAAGACGTTAAGCGTTATGGTTGTATTAATAGACCCTGTAGGGAGCAAATTTAGCCCAGTTAACGCTTTTTGTGCTATTCCAAGAGATGCTGATACA